AAATGCTACTCAAGCCGCTATTAATGCGGGATATTCTAAGCGAACAGCACGTTCACAAGGGCAACGCTTGTTGACAAATGTTGACATAAAAAACTATATTGACGAACGAATGGAACAGCTCGCTTCTGAGCGTATTATGGGTGCTCAAGAAATACTCGAAAGGCTCACCTTGATTGCTAAAGCCGAGATTACAGAGACAGTTGTTGTAGCAAGTGCAGACGGATATGCGGAAGTTGAAAAACCTCCTGATTTCAAAACGCAAATACAAGCAATGAAGGAACTTCTTAAACGTTATCCTGGTAATGATAAATTACTTGAACAAACTCTTCGCAAACTTACTGCAGAAGCTGATATTGCTGAATTCAAAGCTGCAATGATACAATCTGCAACTGATAAATCAACTGAAGAAAAATTGGATGAATTGCTTGGTAAGATTAGTGAGGTTATAGATGATAAGTGATATTTATAGCAAAAAACAAATCGATGTTTTAAAGCAAACAGTAAATAAAGATTGGTTCATTGCTTTACTTCATGGTGCTAAGCGTTCAGGTAAAACAAAGATGAATAATGACTTATTCTTGTTTGAATTAAGGCGTGTTCGTAAAATAGCTGATGAAGAGGGCGTTAAAGAGCCTATGTATATCTTGGCGGGTGTTTCATCAAATACAATAAATAAGAATATCTTGCAAGAACTTTATAATATGTACAATATAGAGCCCAAGTTTGATAAGCATAACAACTTTAAATTATTTGGTGTAAAAGTAGTTCAAGCATACACTGGAAATATCGGTGGGGTTGGTGCAATTCGTGGTATGACTGCTTATGGGGCGTATGTCAACGAAGCTTCGCTGGCTAAACAAGAAGTATTTGCCGAAATTGTTTCTCGTTGCTCAGGTAACGGCGCTAGAATACTAGCAGATACTAACCCTGACAATCCTGAGCATTGGTTAAAGAAAGAATATATAGATAAGCCTAACGAAAATGTTAAGGCTTTTCATTTTGAATTAGATGATAATACTTTCTTATCTGAGAGGTACCGTGAAAATATCAAGGCAGCAACGCCAAGTGGTATGTTTTATGACCGTGATATAAAAGGACTTTGGGTATCTGCTGACGGTGTGGTTTATCAAGACTTCGATAGCAACAAACATTATATACAATCCAAAGACTTACCTAAACTATCAACATTCTATTGCGGTGTTGACTGGGGGTATGAACACTGGGGTTCAATTGTTGTTATCGGAGAAACGGACGATGGAACAGCTTATTTAATTGAAGAGCACGCAAAACAACATGAAGAAATTGACTATTGGGTAGATATAGCAAAAGAGATTCAAGAACGTTTTGGTTCAAGAGTTCCCTTCTACTGTGATTCTGCTCGTCCTGAACATGTTGATAGATTCAAACGAGAACACATTGAAGCGTTTAATGGAGATAAAGCACGTTTAACTGGTGTTGAAGCAGTTGCTCGTAGGTTTAAGAAAGATAAGTTGTTTATTTGTAGAGATAAAGTCGAGAAATTCCCGAATGAGATTTATCAATATGTTTGGGATGAAAAAAAAGGAGAACCAATAAAACTATTTGATGATGTACTTGACTCTTTGCGATATGCGATTTATAGCAATGAAGTTAGAAACGGTAAGACAGCTGAAATAGTCAATAAAGTAGGTTTTGGTTTTTATTAAGGAGAAACATGGCAATTAAAATAAATAGAGAGATGGCGGGAGACTTAAACAACCCATCTTCTGAATTGCTTAATCGTTGTATTAATCAGCACCAAAGTGACTTTTGGCGTTTAGAAAAACTATCTGATTATTACGATGGCAAGCAAGACATTTTAAAACGAACAAAAGATAATGCTGCAACACCTAATAATAAAGTTGTCGTTAATCATGCAAAGTATGTCACTGATATGAATGTTGGTTTCATGGTAGGAAATCCAGTAGCTTATACAAGCAGTGATGACATTCAATCTATTCTTGATGCTTATACAAAAGTTGATATTGTCTCTCATGATACTGAACTTGAAAAAGATTTGTCAGTATTTGGGATAGGTTATGAATTAATTTATATGAATCAGGAACCACAAACTGGGAAAGTATTTGCTGACATTAAATGTATTGATCCACGAGGGATTTTCCTTGTTACGGATGATACGATTGATACCAACCCTTTATTTGCTGTACATTATCAACCAGTATATAACCTTCAAGGAGCTGTTGATTATTATCTTGTTAAGTACTATAACGACAATAGAGTATTGACATATAGAGCGGCTTCTATTGGTTTCGAAGATTATCAATTAATTAAAGCACTACCACATTATTTTAAGGCGGTACCTGTTATTGAATACCGTAACAATGAAGAACGACAAGGAGATTTTGAGCAAGCAATTAGTTTAATTGATGCTTATAACTTGCTTCAGTCTGACAGATTGAACGATAAAGAAGCTTTTGTTGATGCAATTCTTTTTATCCGTGGGTTTACCTTAAAGGATGGTGATGGTGCTAGGTTAGCAAAAGAAAAGATGATGCAGACATCATTTAAACCTGGTGAAGTAGATGCTAGTTATCTTACTAAACAAATGGATGAAAGTTCGGTAGCTGTGTTACGGGATGCATTACTTGAAGATATTCATAAAGTGACTTATGTGCCCAATATGAATGATAAAAACTTCTCAGGAAATGTTTCAGGCGAAGCAATGAAATACAAACTCTTTGGCTTGCTACAACTTATGTCAGTGAAGTCAAGATACATGATAAAAGGGCTTAGACAACGTTTAATTCTCTTTGCCAATTATTTAGAGATTGGTAATAACAATGTTGATATTGATGGTATTAAGATTAAACTCAAACCTAATTTACCAATCAATACAACTGATATTGTCAATCAAATTGTACAGGCTCATCAAGCAGGCATCTTACCGCTTAAAGTATTACTTTCATGGTTACCAGATATTGATAATGTCGATGAAGTTCTTGAACAGTTACAAGAGGAAAAAGAGGAGGCTATTGAAATGAATCAGAAAGCTATGGGCGTTCAGTCAGAAGACAGCCACTCTAATCTTGATGATCCACCTGATGAAAATGAGGAAGAAAATCAAGATAACAACAATAATCAGACAAATCAAAAAGGAGACCCAGAAAATGGCCAAAACAACAAAAAACAAAACTCAAAAAAACAGTAGCAAAAACAAAAAAGCTAAATGATTACAGCCAAATTCAAAAAGAAAAATAACCAAATTTATTGGTATCAAGTGACAGGCCATGCAGGCTTTGCAAATATCGGTAATGATATTGTATGTGCTGGGGTTTCTGCCTTATATATCACAGTTACCAATGCATTGTTATCCTTTGGTAAGACTTTTGAGCGTGATGAAGGATATTTTATACTTGATCCAACGGTTAAAGAACTAGCAAGTCTTAAGATACTTTATGATGGAATTAAGTCAATTGCTGAACAATACCCTGAACATGTAATAGTAGAGGAGTAAAAAGAATGTCTGACTACTGGCAAAAAAGAGCGATTAAAGCCGAAAAGAAAGTAAATGACGGTGCTAAACAGCTTGAGGGAGTCGTAGCACAGGCATACAAACAAGCTCAATCATATTTAACGAAACAGATTGCTAAATTATTTAGTCGAACTAAGCAGCAAACGGAACTGACAGATGATGAAGCCAAAAGAATGCTTAATGAAACTGTTCCTGTTTCTGAATTAGTTGAACTTAGGAGATTAGCTAAAGATATCAATAACCCTGATTTGCAAAGAGAAGCTAAAAAGCGGCTCACAGGACTAGCTCTTAAATCAAGAATTACTCGTGCAGAAGATTTAAAAGCAAAGTCTTATCTAGTAATAAAACAAATTGCAGATGTTCAGCTTGATAAGCAGACATCTTTTTATATTGATACGATAGATGAATCTTACAAAGAAACTGCTGCTGAAACGATTATTCGTGAATCTCAAGCAAACGCTAAGAATGGTATTGTCAAAGAAGTCTGGAATAAAAAAGACTATAAGTTTAAAGAGTTATCCACCAAATCTGTGGAAAACATACTTGACAGTCACTGGCTAGGAAGTAATTACTCTAAAAGATTGTGGGAAGATACTGAAGCCTTAGCCAAACGATTAGAGCAGCTCTTCACGGTTGAAGCCTTAACTGGAATGAGTGAATTTCAGATGTCAAAGGCAATTGCTAGTGAATTTGACCGCTCAATTAACGTTGCTAGGCGTTTGATTCGTACTGAAGCGAATTACATGGCGAACCAAGCAAAGCTCAAATCGTGGCAAAATAATGGCGTTGAAAAGTATCAAATCATTGCTATCTTAGATTTGAGGACATCACAAATTTGTCGTCATAAAGACCATAAGATATTTCTAATATCTGAAGCAGTTGTAAATGGTGCAGAAGGTACATATCCACCTTTTCATCCGTGGTGTCGTTCAGTTGCTTCAATGTATTCAGAGCGACTCAATAACATATCTCGCAAAGCGCTTGACCCTATTACTGGTAAAACATTTGATATTAAAGGTAGTACAACTTACAACGAGTGGATGGATAAATTAAAATCAATGCATCCAGATGTTGAATTCAAAAGTAGCAAATGAGGTGATCTAATATCTCGCAGTTATGCGTGAAATAACGACAATTAAAAAACATGGAGCGTTTGTCACTTACAAGCGCTTTTCTTATGCTCAAAGGAGAAAGCATGAAACAACATTCAAAAGTCACTATTTTGGGTACAGAGTACACGATTTATGACGAAGTATCAGTAAGTGATGATGTTCGTATCACAGATTGTGATGGTTGTACAGATTACACGACTAAAGAAATATTAGTGGCTAATATGGTACAAACAGAACGAACTTGGAAGGAATTAGTTCATTATAAAAAGCGTACTATTCGCCATGAAATTACTCATGCAATACTTTTTGAATCTGGACTTGACCATAATACGGACTGGGCAAGAAATGAAGAAGTTGTTGACTTTATTGCCATTCAGTTTCCTAAGTTATTAGATATTTTTAAATCAATTGAAGTCGAGTCGTTTTAATTAGCGACTTTTTATTATGTCCAAGCGTGAAGACATTAAAAGCTTCGGAAGTGCAAGCATTGAACCACTTTAAAAGCAATTGGAAAGGATTAATAACATGAAAATCGCAACATTATGCGGAAACAGTTTACTCAAACTCAACTTACAACAATTTGCTGAAGGTCAAGAAGGCGGTGAGGGTGGAGCAGGAACTGGCCAAGAAACTCCTCCTGAATTCAATGCTGATAATCTGACCGATGAACAAGTTGCAGCAATCAAAGAAAAGTTTGGTCTTAAAGATAATACTGAGGTTGACTCTATTGTTAACGCACGTCATTCTCGTTGGCAAGAAAAACTTGAAGAAGAAAAAAATGAAGCTGCTCGCCTTGCCAAACTTTCGGAAGAAGAACGCCAACAAGCGCTGATTCAAAAAGAAAAAGATGACTTTGAAAAAGAAAAAGCCGTCTTTCGTCAAGAACAGTTGCTTGTAGAAAAAGGCAAACAACTTCAAGAAATCGGTATTCCAAGTGCTTTCGCTGCTCGTATTCAAGGAAATACTGCTGAGGAAGCTATTAAAGATGTCAAATCTTTCAAAGCTGAATGGGATAAAGCCTTAGAAGTAGCAGTTAACGAAAAACTCAAAGCTTCTGTTGATACTCCGCTTGGAAGTGACGGAAAAGGCATCTCAAACAATCCTTTTGCAAAAGAGACTTTCAACTTAACCGAGCAAGGCCGGCTTTTCCTAGAAGAACCAGAAAAAGCTAAGACTTTACAAGCTTTAGCAAACAAAAAATATAAATAGAGGAATAAAAATGGAACACAAACTCATTAAATTTGATTTGCAAAAATTTGCAGATAAAACAAAAATTGCAGATGTTATCGTACCTGAAGTATTTAACAAATATGTTATTGAACGTACTGCTGAACTTTCTGCTTTATATCAATCAGGAATTGTAGTAAAAGATCCTGAACTCGATGCACTTGCAACCGCTGGTGGTCGATTAATTAATATGCCATTTTGGCAAGACTTGTCTGGTGATGATGAAGTACTTTCTGATACTGACTCACTTTCAACTGATAAAATCACAGCCAGCAAAGACGTTGCTGCTCTCTTGATGCGTGGTAAAGCATGGAAATCAAATGACTTAGCTAAAGCATTGTCTGGTGATGACCCAATGCGGGCTATTGGTGATTTGGTAGCTGCTTACTGGGCTCGTCGTCAACAAGTTACTTTGCTTTCAATTCTTAAAGGTATCTATGCAGCCGCAGGAACTAAAATGTCAGGCAATGCTCTTGATATCTCAACATTAACTGGTAATGCAGCAGCATTTACTGGTGAAACTTTCCTTGATGCTTCATACAAATTGGGTGATGCAGAAGAAAAACTTACTGCAATCGGGGTACACTCTCAAGTGTATGCTAACTTACGTAAACAAAACTTGATTGAATTTTCTTTGGATTCAGAGAATAAACCAATTCCTACATACATGGGTAAACGTGTCATTGTTGATGATGGTATGCCAGTAGATGGAGATGTTTTTACTTCTTACATCTTTGGGGCTGGTGCAATTGGGCTTGGTAATGGAGCAGCTCCCGTACCAACAGAAACTGACCGTGACTCATTGGCAGGAGATGATATTCTCATCAACCGCCAACACTTCTTGTTGCACCCTCGCGGAGTTAAATTCACTGACAAATCGGTTGCTGGGGATTCTCCAACGAATGCTGAATTATCAACAGGGGCAAACTGGGAACGTGTTTACGAAAATAAAAATGTTCGTATCGTTCAATTTAAACATAAACTTTGGACACCTCAAACAGTTGTTCAAGGTGGAACTGGTGGAGAATAAGGAGTAATAATCTATGGATGAGAATGATGAACCAAAAACTAAATCAATTGAACGTTTAAAAACTGATTTGGGCGTTGACGACAATAAAGCTACTGGTTTAATTGAGGATGCGGTTATTCTCGTCCTTGATTATACGAATCAGGATAAGATGTTAGATTCAATGTGGCTGTATGCTCGTCAACTGGCCACAGTTGCTTTTAATCGTGAAAGTACCGAAGGAGAGTCTAGTCGTTCAGAAGGTGGCGTTTCTCAATCCTTTGTTGAAGATATTCCTTTAAATATCCAGCGTGGCTTGAATCGTTACCGACTCGGAAAGGTGGTTAGTTTTTATGCGTCTGATGAAACGTGACTTAACAACGGTTTATCTGAAAAGGATAGACCCAAACAACACGCAAGATGAAGAGGGAAACGATCAAGTTATTTATCTTGATCCTATTGCTCTTGAAATGAATGTTCAGTCTGCAAGTGGTGCTGTCAATGCCACAATTTACGGCTCAAAGCTTTCAAGTATGAAATCATGTAAATATCAAGGTAATGAGCTAAAAGAAGGCAGAGACGAAAACAGTGGCATCTGCTTATATGTGGATAAGGACAGTGACCCTGATTATAAAATCAAATCGATTCAACCTTATTCTACACACAGCAATGTGATCTTAGAAAGGAACGATGAAATTGGGAATTGCAATTAAAGGTTTGGACAGGCTTAAAAGAAAAATTAATGCGATGCCTAAAATTTTAAATGATGCTGTGAATGATGCGACTTACGAAATCACAGAGTTAGTTCGTTCTGCAGCTGAATTAAGACTGGCTTCTAGTATGAAATTCAGTTCTGGAGAACTACTTGGAAGTTTAAAGACTGAGGTTGTAGAAAATGCGGAAGGTAAAATAGTTGGGCGTGTCTGGTCGGATAAAGCTCAAGCCATTTATCGTGAGCTTGGTACTGGTCCAAATGGACAAGCAAGTTCTAAAGATTTACCAGAAGGTGTTAACCCAGTTTATACTCAAACTCGTTGGTTTATTCCAGCTGAGGAAGTTGGAATTGATTTGAATGAAATCTATGGCATGCCTAAGATTACCATTCAAGGCAAAGAATTTTACATCACAAGTGGTCAACCAGCAAGGCCTTTCTTATATCCATCATTGAAAGAAATACTTCCGCAAATGCCTGAGATATACAAAGAGCATGTCCAAAATAAATTGAGGGAGCTTAAATAATGGAAAGAGTAAATATTAAAGTTGCTACTGTTTCCATTTTAAGTGGTATATCTGAGATTAAAAAAGTAGCGACTGATTATCCGTCAACTTGGAATGATTTTCCGACTGCCATTTATAGAACGGTTAACAACCCACATTTTGTAGATGGGAGTGGAGAGGAACTTCAAACAAAATGGTCAATTACAATTGAATTATATTCTAAAAGTAGTTTGACTACTATCGTTAATAATGTCATCGAGAAATTTGGTGATATTGGTTTTACAGGCACGCAAAGAGACGCTAACACAGCAGATTTAAAGCGTGTCGTTATTGAACTATCCGCAGTCGTGGATAATAAAACAAAATACGTTTATTCAAAATAGGAGGAAATAAACATGACAACATTTGCAGGTCTATTATCAAAAGGAGCGGTGCTTTCTTATAAAGAAGGTTCAACTTCAAAAGAAATTGCAGCGGTAAAATCTATCCCAGCAATGGGTGCTGACCCTGAAAAAGTGGATGTTACTCACTTGGGTTCAGAAAAGAAAGCTTATATTGCGGGTATTCAAGATACTGACAACATGGAATTTGCCATCATTTATCAAGGTGATAACTTTAAAGATATTGATACTTTGGTTAAAGCTGGTAAATCGGTTGATTGGACAGTGACTTATTCTGATGGTTTGAAAGTTACATTCACAGGACAACCATCTTATAAATTTGATGGTGTTGAAGTCAACCAAGCACTTGGATTTAACTTGGTAGTTGTTGTTTCGGCAGGTCCTGACTTTACTCCAGTATCTACACCAGCTGGTGGTGGTCAATAATTTAGCAATTAAAGGTTAGTCAGAGTGGCTAGCCTTTTTATTTTTTATAAATATAGAAATCGGAGAAACAAAAATGACAAAAGCAACTATCGTAAAAATGCCTAACACAAAACAATTTGAATTTGGTGGATTGAATCTTCAATTGCGCTTGGATGGAAACTCAATTCTTTCAATTGAAAAACGCTTGGATGAATCAATTGTTGGTTTGTTTTTGAAAGGTCAGGGAGAAGCGAAAATCCCGGCGACAAATAAATTGCTAATTGTATTACAAGGTGCTAATCAAACAAGCAATGTATCTGAAAGTGATATTGTTGCTGCTTTTGGGCGCTATGTGGATGAAGGACATTCAACTTTAGATTTATTTGCCAAAATCAATGAATTACTTGAAGAATCAGGTTTTTTCGGAAACAAGAAAGCGGAGAAAGAGGCGACAAATGGGGTATCTCTGGACAGCGAACCAGTAGAGGAAGACAGCATTCTGTAAAAACTTACAATAATTTATCCAGCATGCTTGAGGATTTATACCCTCAGACAGTTGAAGCTGGTATTTCTTCTACAGATTTTTGGGCGATGACTTTTGATGAAATCATGGTCCAAGTAGAAGCAAATAAAAAAAGGCATGAGAATGAGCTAAAAGAGAAAGCGATGTTTGATTATTCTCAACAAAGGCTTGCTATCTATGCTTTTAATGATCCAAAGAATTTTCCTAAATATGAAGATGCCTACCCTTTCTTGAATCAACTCAAGGAAGAAGTAGTGCAAGCCGTATCTGAGGAAGAGGAAAAGAAACAAGCGATGCTTACTGACCAAGAAATTATGCGACAAAATGCAATGTTAATTCAGGAAACTCGTAAAAGAAAAAGTCAAAAGACAAATTAAAAAATATTGAATAGAAAAGGAGGTGAGAAATATGGAATTAGAAACCTTGGAAGTTTTATTAGACGTCAATACAGCCAGAGTTCAAGCGTCTTTGGATAAAATAATGCCAAATATTGAATCTGCTATGTCAAAAATTCAAAATATCACGGGCAAGTCTATGAAAAAGACCGAAGATAATCTGAATATTGATAAAGGTGCAACACAATTTGGTAAACAGTTAGAAAAAATGAATCAAACTTTTGAAAAGATGATGGGACATCTTGAAAGTTCTTCTAAGAAGTCATCAGAAAGTATTGGAGATAATTTATCTACTGGATTTAAGAAAGCACGTCCTAAAGTATCAAAAGAAATTGATGCCATGCTAAATGAAATTAATGCAAAAATGGGTCAAGCTAAAGCCGCTCAAGAAAAAGTGGCTTATCTTAAATCACAGCGTCAAAGTTCTTCAGCAAAAGGAGATGGCGGTCAAACGGTCAAATATGATGACCAGATTGCACGGGCCCAGGCATCAATGGTTAAATACCAAGACCAAGCAAAAAGTCTTGCTAAATCAATGAAGACTGAGTTTGATGCAGTGCCTTCATCTTTAGAGCGAATTGCAAAAGTAATGGATGCCAATGAAGCTAAGTATTATACAATGCGTGAAAGTGTTCGAGCTTTACAAAAGGAATATCAATATCAACTAAAACCAGTCGGAAGTTTTGACAAAGGTTTTAAAAATGTTGATACTCCTGATTCATTGAAAACTGCTCAAAAAATGCAAGCACAGTCTGACAAAATGCAGAAGCTAGCAAGCAGTAACGATGTTCTTCAAAAAGAATATCAAAGAACAGAAGAGCGTGCAGAATCATTAAGAAAGGCAATAGGACGAATTAATTCAGTTCTTAGTCAATCGTCAATGGCAACTGGAACAGCTGCGACTGGAGCTAGTATGACAGGTTCAGGATTGAAACAATCTGAGCGTGCTGTTTCTAAATATGGCGGAGTCTTCAACCGCATGTCAAACTCCATTTCTCACGGTGCCGGAGGAATTGGAAATGGATTGAAAAATTCATTTGGGATATTGGATAAATTTGGAAATCTCTTTTCGAGAAATTCAAATAAAGTCACACAAGGCACACGTAGTATGTCTATGGGTAACAATGCATTTCTTCAGTCTATGAAATATTTGTTGCCTTCATTAATTGTTTATCAATTAATTGGTGGAGCAATAAGTAAATTAGCTGGCGGAATGATGAGTGCATTGAAAACAAATGATCAGTTTTCTAACTCACTTAATCAGATTAAAGTCAACTTGATGACTGCATTCTATCCAATTTATAATGCAATTCTTCCTGCCATTAATGCGATGATGAGCGCAATTGCTACATTAACTGGTCAATTAGCTTCGTTTATTGCCGGATTATTTGGAACTACTTATCAAGCAGCCAAACAAGGCGCAAGTGGTTTATATGATAACGTCCAAGCAATGAATGATACAGGTTCATCAGCGACAAAGGCGAAAGACAAGGTCGATAAACTTCAACGTTCACTTATGGGCTTTGACGAGATTAATCGTATTGGTTTGCAAGATAAAACCGATGATGACACTGACAAAAATAAAGATACAAAAGCTCCAGGTATTGATTTTGGGGCTGCTACTGGTAATTATTCAACTCCTAAATGGATGAAGGATATGCAAGCCTTACTTAAAGACTTCTTCAAGCCTTTCCAAGATGCATGGAGAAACCAAGGTCAAAAGGTCATTGATGCGTGGAAATATGCACTTGGAGAAGTTATCGATTTAGCAACTGCTATCGGAAAATCCTTTATGGAAGTCTGGACAAATGGTACTGGCCAAAAATTCATTGAAAATATATTAATTTTACTTGCGGATGCGCTTAACATCGTTGGTGATATAGCTAAAGCATTTAAAGATGCCTGGAACGAAGATGGTAGAGGAACCGCCTTAATCCAATCGCTATTTGATGGGTTGAACAGAATACTAGAATTACTTCATTCAATCGCTAAATCATTTAGAGAAGCGTGGAATGATGGAACTGGTGAAGAAATTGCGGCTAATATCTTAGAAATATTCACGAATCTTTTTAAAGGAATAGGCAACCTAGCAGGTCAGTTTAAAAAAGCATGGGATGAAGCCGGAACCGGTAAGAAAATATTTTCTGATATTTTAAAAATTGTGAATGGATTACTTGGCCATCTTAATAATATGATAAAAGCAGGAGCAGAGTGGGCAAAAACATTAGACTTTTCTCCACTTCTTAAGGGTATAGAGAAGCTATTAAAGAACTTAGAACCCCTCACTGATAATATCGGTGCTGGTTTAGAGTGGTTATACAAGAATGTTTTGTTACCACTTGCTAAATTTACAATAGAAGATGTGCTTCCTGTATTTCTTGATGCTTTAGCTGGTGCCTTAAAAGTTATTAATGGTGTAATTGAGGTTTTAAAACCTTTATTTATATGGTTTTGGGAAAAATTCTTGCAACCTCTTGGTAAATGGGTTGGTACAAATATAGTTGATGGGTTGCAAAATATAGCCGACGTCCTAAATGGCTTAGGTGACTGGTTGGCCAAAAATAAAAACTTTTTACAATCCGCAATAAAAATGGGAACAGATCTCATTGACGGCTTACTCAAAGGTATTGGAGATAGTTTAAAAAACATTGGTGCATGGTTGCAAGAAAATCTTGTGGATCCAATAGTAAATGGTGTTAAATCATTATTTGGAATTCATTCACCCTCTACTGTATTTGCTGAAATAGGAAGTTTCTTAATTCAAGGTCTATTAAATGGAATATCAAGCCTCATTGGTGGCGTTTCAGAATTAATTGGTGGAATTTGGGGAGATATTAAAAAAACTATTTCTGATAAAACACAAGAGATACTGGACACTTCAAAAGCTATTTGGGGGAATATCAGTAATGCTATAGGTGGTGCGGTAGACGGTGCTAAGAAATGGGTTAGTGATAGATGGTCTGATATATCTAAGACAACATCAGATACTTGGGATAATGTTAAAAAATGGACATCTGATAAATGGAATGATGCCAAAAAATCCATAAGCGATACTGCTGACTCCATCGGTACAAAAGTTTCTACAAAATGGTCTGAAGTTAAAAAAGGTACATCAGATGCTTGGGACAATGTGAAAAATTGGACTTCTTCAAAATGGAATGATACTAAAACAGCGGTACACAGTGCAGCGGATTCTATTGGTTCGAAAGTATCAAGTAAGTGGAATGAGATAAAGAGCGGCACCTCAACCACTTGGGAAAATTTAAGAAGTTCTGTTTCAAATGCTGCCAGCAATGCTGCCAACAACGCTTCAAACGCCTGGTCTAATATGAAAGATAGAATGGGTGGTTACGCAAACTCTATTAAATCTACAGCCAAAAGTGCATTTGACAGTGTTGCTTCGTGGGCTTCCGATATGGGAAGAAAGATTGGCTCAGGTCTTGAAAGCGGAGTAAATGCAGTCAGAAGAGGTGCAGCCGCAATCGGTAATGGTATTGCTGGGGTCATTGGTGGTGCCGTTAACGGAGTCATTGACGGGATTAACTGGGTTCTTGGTAAAGTTGGTTCAGGTAATAGATTAGGTCACTGGAGTGTACCAAGATATGCTAACGGTACTGACGGGCACCCAGGAGGACCAGCATTAGTAAATGATGGCTCAGGGAGTCAATGGCAAGAAATGTATCGAACACCCGATGGTAAAACTGGTTTATTCCCTAAAGTGAGAAATCTTATGGTTGATTTGCCAAAAGGAACCCAAGTATTAAGTGGTGCTAAAACTGCAAAAGCAATGTCAGGAATGCCTGCTTATGCAAATGGTATCGGTGATTGGATGGGCGAAAAATGGTATCAAGCCAAAGAAATGGTTGGTGATATTTGGGACTATGCCACTCATCCAGAAAAGATTTTAAACATCGCAATAAGCAAGTTTACTAATCTTTCTCAAGCAGTTGAACCTGCATTATCTATTGCGACTGGTGGGATATCTACTATAGCTAATGGAGCGATGGGAATGATTGAAAAGGCATTCTCAGAAGGCTCAGAAAGCCCATCAGGTACTGGAGTTGAACGTTGGCGACCAGTTATTAAAAAAGCTCTATCAATGAACGGTGTATCAACTTCTGAAAACTATGTCAATGCTTGGTTAAGGCAAGTACAAAGTGAATCAGGAGGTAATGAGAAAGCTGTTCAGGGTGGATATACAGATGTGAATACTTTGAGTGGCGACTTGGCTAAAGGATTGTTACAAACTATCTCGGCCATATTCAATGCAAATAAATTCCCAGGACATGGAAATATCTTTAACGGATATGACAATGCACTTGCAGCAATTCATTATGCATTGGGCCGTTACGGTGACCCTGGTATGCTTCAAGTGATTGGGCATGGACACGGTTATGCAAAAGGTACGCCATATGTTCCTGAAGATCAGTTAGCAATGATTCATGAAGGAGAAATGGTTGTTCCTGCTAAATATAATCCATATAATTCTATCAGCGATTTCAAATCATTTGAAACTTTGCAGTTGCCTGAAATGTTCACAGACAAACCGACTGATTACAGTAATTCTGGAAGCTTTGGTGGAGGTCAAGATGTTTCAAGCTATGGTTTGGCAAACATGAATGGTTCATTAACAAGTGCCATCATGTTGCTTGTTCAATCTTTAGGAGCACAAACGAGCCAAACTTCAAATGGAGATATTGTGATAAATATCGGAGGCAGAGAGTTTGGACGAATTGCAGTGTCAGAAATCAATAAATACCATCAACAGCTCGGGTACACTGAGCTTAACATTTAGAAGGAGGGATTATGTCTGCCGAATTACAATTTAATGGAGTGACGGTAAAAACTCCTAAAGAATTCAGCGTCAGTATTTCAACAATTGACGCTGACTCCTCAGGGAGAAATGCAAATGGAGAAATGGTAAGAGATGTCATTGCTCAAAAAACAAAACTAAACATTAAATGGGGCCCTTTGAGTGACTCAGAAGTATCTGATATTTTACAAAGAATTAATCAACCATTTTTTGTAGTAATCTATCCAGACCCACAAATCGGAAGACAAAGAAGTAAAACTTTTTATGCTGGAGATTCTACAATGCCTTCTTACTCATGGAATGATAAGTTTAAAGCAATGAAGTGGGAAAACTTATCTGTAAACCTGATAGAAAAATAGGAGGATAAGAAATGCTTACTGTCTCAGATGATTTTAACAATGCCATGAAAGCAGAGAATCGAAGGTTTGAGACTCGAATAAAAGTTGGTGATAAAGTTTTTACAAAAAATGATATCAATAGTTGGGTATACAGTGGCGGCTCTATTTCTGGTGAAACATTTCAAATAGGTTCAACATTTTCAAATTCTATAAAAATAGAATTTTGTTCAATACTTGAAAATATTAAAGAGTTAACAGAAGTCACTGTGGAAGTTGGAATAGCAACTTATGATGCAGATTATCATTATGATAATATCCCGCCTGAAAAGGTTGGAAGTGCAAGAGTGGGTTATGCTAAATTGATTCATTATAAACCAACGGTTTATGAATATGTCTCCATTGGAACTTTTTATGTCACTAAGTGTGACCCAGATAGAAACGAAAATAAAACGACACTTGAAGCAAGTGATCGTTTTGTTTTTTTAGAAAATGAGTATGTTTCTGAACTAACCTATCCTGCTTCTATTCGAGATATAGCTTTAGAGATTGCTAATAAAAGCGGTTCCGTCATTAATGAAACCAACTTTTCAATGATTAGCACCCAAAAAATAAGAAAACCTGAGGGTTATACTTTCAGACAAGCAATAGGTTTAATCGCTCAGTTTGAAGCAGGTTATGCAAGGTTTAGCAGGACAAATCAATTGGAAATCATGCAATTGATCGACCCTAAGTTTGCAGTTTCACCAGCAGAATATTTTCAAAAGGGGCTAACAAAAAATGAATTAATGTACAAAATTGGTGGGATATCTTGTACAGTACCTGTTCAAAGCGAAAGTGGAAATGAACAAGTTACATATTTATCAGGTAGTAATACTGGTCCACAAATTGTTTTAGAAAATAAAGTGATGACTCAAAGTTTACTTGATGATATTTATCAGAAAGTAAAAAATATCAATTTTTATCCTTTTACTTTAAATTGGAGGGGGAATCCAGCACTAGAAACTGGAGATTGGTTAACACTCACTGATAGAGATGGCACACCGTTTAAAACTCCTAATTTGAGTTATACTCTAAATTTTAAGGGAGGACTGACAGCAACTAGTTCAGCTAACACTAACTCTTCAGCTCAAACAGTCTCAGCTTATTCTCCACCGCTTAATCAAATTATTAAAGAGATTAATTCTCGTGTTGATGCAGCTGGTAAAAATTCAGTCTATGACGGAACAGAAGAACCTCCTTATCCCAAAGAAGGAGATATTTGGTTCAAAAAGAATGGCCCAGATGATGAAATATGGATTTATACAAAACTTGTGGATGGAACTTACGATTGGGTAATGACTACCTCTACAAGATTATCTGATGAAATTCAGGAAAAAATAGATAATTCTGTTCCTTCTGATGAAATTGTCAAAACAATCAATTTATCACAAGAAATGGATGGTAAAGAGTGGCTAAAAATTACGGGTGCAAAAATTTGGTTAACTGATCAAACTCGAATAGATGATGCCATTATTCAAGATGCAATGATTGGAAATTTGAGTGCTTCAAAACTAACTGCTGGAACAATCAATGCTTCAGATGTAAATATCATTAATTTAAATGCTTCAAATATATCAACTGGAACTTTAACAGCTGTTGATATAGAAGGGGTAAAAATCAAGGGTTCTAAAATCACTTCTGCGGGAGATGATTTTTCTATGCTTCAGGATAATGGAGCAATTACTTGGATAAGAAATAGCGATGGCAAAGAAATTTTTAAATTTTATACCACGTTAATTAATTTGCAAGAAGGAAATGTTCGACTTGATGTTTCTGATTCTGGCTCTTTATCCATTTATAGTCAGAAAACGGATAAAGATTTCTTGCATTTTTCTGCTGTTGGGAAGACTATGTCATGTTCTGCAGAATTAGATCGATTGCAAATAACAGGGGATAATAATTCGCTTTCATATACTCCAACAAACTTTGAATATCAATCTAGTGGTGACAATCGTCCTAATTTGAGAGTGGGAGTGACTGGCTTTAAAATAGGAAGTAATGCAACTTACCTATCAGGAGATAACAATGGAGCAATAACTGCTGTATCAAGCGCTTTAAACATTTTAAGTAATGTTAAAATTAGCCAATTTACTAATATTGGTGGAAATCTTAGTGTTAACGGCAGTCTAAGTGTAATTGGTTCTAAAAATGCTGCTCACGTCACAAGAGATGGGCTTAGATTAACTCCAGCCTATGAAACGGCTGAATCATATTTAGGTGATATTGGAACGGCAGAAACAGGTGAAGATTGCACAGTTATAGTTCCTATTGAAGAACATTTTTCTGACGTTATAAATACAGATTATGAATATCAAGTTTTTTTGCAAAGTTATAGTGAAGGTTTTGTTTATATTAAATCTAGAGATAAAACGAGTTTCACAGTGCAATCATCTGCTCCTAACCTTCCTTTTACATGGGAGATTAAGGGTAAAAGGAGAGGGTATGAAAATGACCGCTTGACTTTGACTGATATGAAGTTTGAAGAAATAAAAGAAATTGAAGAACAAAACTTTAAAGAGGAGGAAGCATGAATAAAAAAATTGATGCAGAAAAATTGATTAACAACCTACTATCTAAAATTACTCAACTAGAGTTTGATATCGCTAAATTATCAGTATTAGTTGAAACTTACGAGCAAGAAAATTCTAAGGAGGTTGGCAAATAATGAATTATGAAAAGCAAACCTGGAATAAGTATGATGAACTAAAAACTGAAGAAGAGAATATCGAAAATGGTGCGGTTGTTACTGACAATCGTATGAACCATATGGAAACTGGTATTGGTGATAACGATGCTAATCTTGCTTCGCATCTTGCAGATAAAAATAACCCTCACAAAGTTACAGCTGCACAAGTAGGGCTCGATAAGGTTGATAATGTTAAACAAGCTTCAAAAGTAGAGTTTGATTCTCATACAAGTGATATATCTAACCCACATAAGGTTACTGCAACACAAGTTGGGGCTTATTCTAAAGATGAATCAGATCAAAAATTAGAAACACAGAAACAAGCGATAGATTCTCATATCAATAACAAATCTAACCCGCATGTAGTAACAGCTTCTCAGGTCGGAGCTTATACAAAAACAGAAGCAGATGCAAAGTTTGCGACCAGTCAATCACTGACAGATTTATCAAATAAAGTTATCGCAAAAAAAGGGAACCTAGCAAGTGGAACTGATTTGGATAATGTAATTGATATTGGTACTTACCGAATTGGAGGACTTAATGGAGGAACAGATATTATTAATGTACCTTCTGAACGTTCGGGTACAACTATATATGCCTATTTAACAGTCAGCGGAACAACGACTTCAGTAGTTCAAGAACTGATAGTATATGATTCAAAAACTGTGTCACAAATTTACAGTCGTTCTCGTTCTGGCAGCACTCCTACTTTCAGCCCTTGGTCAAAAACTGTAATGGCTGATGATTCGGGGAAAGTTACTATGAAGGATTTAGTGGCTTCTAGCATTACATTACCTAATGACACTGACGGCTGGGTTACACTTCAAAACTTGCATTATAAAAAGAAAAATGGACTTGTTAGTTTTTGGTTTGACTTCACAACAACAGCAGCTGGAACTGCTATAGTCGGTACTTTCCCAGATGGCTTTATTCCACCTAATGACGTCATGTTTGTTATTGTCAATTGGACTACCACAACGGCATCAAGTAAAGTTTTACAGCTAACAGGATTGAACAGTAGTACAAATACTGGCTTAGTTGGTATTCTAAATGCTGTAGCAAATACACGATATACAGGGCACTTTACATTTTCAGTATAAAAAGAAAGACAAAAAAATGATTACTAAAATGATTCGAATTGCAGTTTAAGTATGATATTTAGAAAGAAGGAGTAATGGAGGAAAAGGCATGGCAAGAAGTTCTTGAACGGTTGGCCAGAATAGAAACAAAGCTTGATAATTATGAGTCAATTCGAGAAAAAGCCGAACAGGCTCATTTAATTGCTTTGAACAATGCAGATGATATTAAAGAAATAAAAGCAAATAACAAGTGGGCTTGGGGCTATATGATTGGTCTTGGGATTTCAATTGTTATTTATTTTTTAACCAAATTTTAAAAAGGAGCGGAAAATGATTTTTAATAACAAATTTTACAACGTTATCAAATGGGCTGTTTTAACTGCCCTACCAGCACTTAGTGTTTTTATTGGAGTAATTGGCAAAGCCTACGGTTGGGGGGAAACTGATTTAGCTATTATTACTTTGAATGCATTCACGGTATTCTTGGGAACATTAGCTGGTGTAAGTGCTGCAAAATATAATAATCAGCCAAATGACACGGAGGAAAACAAATGAAAAAATTAATTAAAAAAGCTGCCATTGGTATGGTAGCTTTCTTTGTTGTCGCAGCAAGTGGACCAGTATTTGCCGCAGTCGGTGACCAAGGGGTGGACTGGTCAGTGTATAACGACAACTATGGAAAAGCAGGGTTGCCGACTGATAAGTTCGTGATTTCTCAAATTGGAGGTCACAATAAATATGGAATTTACTGGCAATCAACTTATCCAACACAGGTTCAATCTTCTATTGCTCAAGGTAAACGAGCGCATACGTATATTTGGTGGGAAGACGTCACTGATTATTCTACAGCTAAAACAGTTATGGATACAATGCTTTCCAAAATTCAAACGCCTAAAGGCTCAATTGTGGCACTAGATGCAGAGTTTGGAATGCAATCAACTGACGTTACAATGTGGGCTTTGAAATATATCAAAGATCATGGTTATACTCCACTTCTTTATGGATATAAAAGTTACCTTACAGATAATTTTTTCTTAGACAAAATTGTCAAAAATTATGGATTATGGATGGCTGGTTACGGTTGGAATACTATAAAATCAGCGCCTGATTATAGTGACTTTCCAAGTTATGATAATATACAAATTTGGCAGTTTACATCAAACTATGTCAATGGAGAACTTGATGGCAATGTGGATCTAACAGGAATCACTGACAAAGGTTATGTGAACGGAAACGCAACTAAACCTGATACCGATACACCAGCCACCGATGAAGGACAGGATGCCAACGAAGTGACACCAAATGAAATCCAAGAGGGCATGACTGTCACTATCAAGTTTAGTGCAACGAATTACTCAACAGGTCAAGCAATCCCTAAATGGGTTAAGGAAAATTCCTATAAAGTACTTCAAAAATCTGGCAATAAAGTCTTGCTTGATAACATTATGAGCTGGGTTGCAGCAAGTGATGTTCAAGCGCTAGACACAGGCGTGGGGAGTTCGACTGGAAGCACTCAAACTCACATTGTCCAATCAGGCGATACTTTGAGCGGGATTGCTTCAAACTGGGGCACAAGCTGGCAAGAATTAGCACGTCAGAACAGTTTATCTAATCCGAACATGATTTATACTGGTCAGGTTATTCGCTTCACAGGCGGTCAATCTGGGGCTATATCACGAGCTTACACAGTACAATCTGGCGATAATCTTTCATCAATTGCCGGCCAATTGGGAACAACTGTTCAAAGTCTGGTTTCAATGAACAGTATTTCAAACCCTAATTTGATTTATGCTGGTCAAACTTTAAATTATTAAGATCAATCCTGACCCCTGCAGTTATTTTGAAGCGTTAACATTTGTTAACGTTTTCTTTTTTATATAGTGATAAAATTTATCTGTATATTAGTGTTTTTTAAGTAAATATAGGATATATAATAATTTACCATTGGAGATTTTATGAAAAAACATTTAAAAAGACTGTTGCTTCTACTTACATTAGTTAGTATTATTTTGGGTATAAGTATGTTTGGTTCAAAAGTTCATGCGGATACAGCACAACAACAAAAGGTGGTTCAGGAAGCGAAAAAGTACCTTGGGGTCCCTTATGTCTGGGGTGGAAATACACCTGCTGGCTTTGATTGCTCAGGTTTAACCCAATATGTATATTCTCATGCAGTGAATATTTCGCTACCACGAGTGACTACTGCGCAGGAAAAAGTGGGAAGTGAAGTATCACTAAATAGTTTACAACCAGGAGACCTTCTTTTCTATGGAATGAGAGGGAATACTACGCACGTTGGAATTTACATCGGAAATAATAAAATGATACATGCACCAAAGCCTGGGCAAAACGTTACAACTGTTGACATAAAATATTATTATCCAAACTTTGCCAGAAGAATATTATCAGCT